AAGATAAAATAAAATAACGCGTCGACTGATTTCATTTCATCTTTGTATGTAGTAATAATATATTTAAGTAATGCTAATTCTTTTACAATTTCTGGTAGTTCGAAATTAAATTTAAAATCCACACCATCGATATTTAAAATATATTCAGGTATACTAACTTCTCCTATTTCGCACTCTATCTTTTCGTCTTTTACATCGTTGTACCATTGCTGTAAGATAAACAATTTGTCTAAGTACTGTACATTACCTTTAGCTTCTTTTCTGATATGCTTGTTAATAAACTCCAAGTACTGGGTGCTAGCAGTGAGCTCATTAGTTACATTACGCGCAAAATCCTCAAACTTAGATTGTAGTTCAAGATTAATTTTATTAATAGTGATTTCTTGCTTACTTACCGGTAAAGTAAAATTGAGTTTAGTTAACTCACCTAGTTTCTGGATTATTGCGTTCATTTACAAGTTTGATAGCCTTTGTTAAATGTTGCTTTACTTCTAAGAAAGATAAATGATCGAATGCTTCATACGTAAAATTATATTCTTTCATTAAAAATAGCCTCTCTTCTATAATATTCTTATACGAACCAACAAAAGCTAAATATATTATTTTAATTATTAACTCTATGTCAAGAAAAAATCTACTTTGTATGTCTCCTACTTTGTATATGAAAATGTTGTTTAATTGTTCTTCATATTCGTTAATTATAGGTTTTAATTCTGTATATATAGTTTTTGGTATTAAATTAAAATCTGCGTTAGTTTTAAACTCAAATATCTCATCATTAAAGTTTATACTTTTTATACAATGCATAGGTTTGCATGTATAATCAATAATATTAGGAAAATCGACAGTAATATCAAAATCTTGTATTTTGTGGGTAGTAGGAGAAGATTCAGGTATATTAAGCAGAAAGTTCTCTTCAAAAACTACAATTTCTTTTTCTTTATATGAAAGTTTTATACTACTGTTCTCTTCTACGAACCGTTCATATTTAACAAAAGATAGAACATCAAGTAAGTTTTTCGAACCACATAGAGATATGAATAAGTCGAGGAACTCTTTTTTTCTATTATTTTCCGAATAATAAGTTAGCTTAGATACTTGATTATAACTTACCATCTATAGGAGTAATTACATCATATGTAGAAAATCTCCATCTTGTACCTACACTACCAGTGGTTGTCTCTCCCGCATATTCTGCAACGTTAGCAGATAAAATGTTATAAGGTATACAGTCTCTATATACGTAATATTTGCGTATTACAGGAGATCCACCAGAAGAACCAAAAAGAACTGAGCTGAATGTCTTACGAGTTGTAAGTTGTTCTTTAGCTATAAAGTAAATTGTTACGGTTGTGGTTAAGTCAATATCATCAAAGTTACCATGAATACTATACATTTGAACCCATGGTCTAATAATTGTATCAACAAAACTTATATTACTTTCCGAGAATTGTATCTCTAAATCTGTATCAGGATATTCTCTTTCATCAACAAACGGACCAACAGGAAGCAAACCGTTAATTAATTTACCCTTACTAGAAACGTTAACTTTATCAGTAGTTAAATCAACCCCGGTAGCAAGATACATATACTCACTACCAGATATATACTTTTCATATACTGATTTAGATCGATTTATACCTAATGGTTTAGTACCAGGAGTAATACCTAAGTTTTTTTGATTCTCATCTGTAAGTGCTGCCGGTATAGAATCTATTTTAACTAGAAATAGATTTTGCGACGCTGGAAAAGTAGGAAAGTCCTTTAACAGATCGAAAAAGGACTCCCTCAAATTACGTTTATCTAGAGATGGCAGCTGTACGCTCATTTAAATTATTTAGGTCTATTAACCTAAAACAGCACCAGCTAACTTACCGATAGCATTGACTGCTGTGTTGAGCTCATTGTCTCTCCTAAAGAATTGGTAAGCGAATGTCAGACTAACGGATAGTACTTCTCCACTACCTACCATTGAATAAGAGATATCACCAGCTTGTACAGGAAATACACCAAATAGCTTATATGTACGTAATACTTCGAACTTAGTATCTAATTGAGCTAAAGTGATGGTGCTATTGTTATGAATAACACCATCACCTGTAGAAGTCTCATCATTGAATGTTTCAGTAACCCAATTTTCAATCGCGATTCTAGAATTAGAAGTAGCATCACAATAGAAGTCAATACCAAACGCATCGCTGTTATTATAAGAAACTGTTCCAGGGATTCGGAAGGTAAAGCCGTTGTAAGGAACCTCTTTGGGAGAGATCTGCTTACCAGGCAGTACCGCGGTTGTTGCGTATACTAAGTCATCCTCAGTAAACACAGGTACACCTTTGTTGGAGACATCTAAGACACGAAACTGAAAGTCACGTGTAAAGTCTCTTGTTTGAGCTACCTTATAAAAGTCCTGTATAGTTTGTTTAATATCAGCCATGATGTTATAATTATTTAGGGTTTACTTATTATTATTGACCTACAATTTCTTCAAAATTAACATCTGTGTTAACAGCGTAGAAATTAACTAGTATAAACTCTGCAGCGCGAACTGGCTTCAAGTAGATGTCTACTCGTAACTCGTTCTGGTCAATAACACTGCCAGGGTTATTCCGATCATCACAAACAATAAGGTAATCATAGACCCCTTCTGTTTGTTTGCAGTTTTCAAATATTGGTGTTAAAGTATTAACAACTCTGTTCCTTGTTAAGAACGTATTAGGCTCAAAAACAAAGAACTTAAGTGTCTCTCTCGTTCTCTTCTCAAGATCGAGGAACAAGCGACGTACATTAACTCTATCAAAGGCAGTTGGCTTACGTTGTAATGTCTTCTGACCAAATACAACAATACCTTCTGCAGGGAATTGAGTAACTGGGTTAACTGCAATTCTATATAATTGATCTCTTTGACGTTGAGTTGGGCTTACTGCGATGTCATTTACACCTGTAACAACTCCTCTGTTGAAACCAGCTGGTGCGTACCATGGTGCAAAGTTAGCATCATTACGAGCATAAATTTTAGCTGCAACACCAGAGAATGGAATCCATATCTGACTATCACTCGTACCATCATATACTTTAGCCCAGTTACCATAAACAGTAGCAAAGTTACTATTTGCTGTACCAAACTGATGACGTAATGGCCAATATACATGCTGACTAAAGTTTTTAGATTTATCATCTAATACTTTACCAGTAGAACCTTGTACAACAAGTGGCTTTAATACATCAGCAATAAAGATATGGTCTTTTCTAGTTGCAGCTGCAAATGCTTCGAACTTATTAAAGATTGTTCTGTAATTGTCTCTTAAAGCAATACCAGTTGCAGAGGTACTACTGCTAGCGGTCATATTATCATTTGTAGTAGTAAAGTCTGATACATCAACAAAAGCTGTATCATCATAAGCACTATTAGTCTGAGTCTTACTAACTCCGAATATTGTACCTAAACCAGCTTCGATACTCACATCAATTGGTAATAGATCTACATTAGATGCAATATTAAATACTCTATCTAATTTATCAGGAATACTACCTGTGTTTTTGGTAGAGTTGTTATTCACATCTGAAAATGCTCCAAACGATTGTAACGCTGCATCTTCTTTAAAGCCAACTACTGCTGATTGGTTAGCGATTACTGCTTTTGCAATCTGCGCATTATCAGTGTTACCAGTAGCGCGGAAGAATTTAGTCGGAGCATCTCCAGCAGTAGATGTCCAGTCGCCTAAGTCTTTAGAAATTTTAGGGTTAACTAAAATCTTAACATTAGGAGAACCAGCATCTTGATCTCCTAAGAAGAATGATTTTCTGTTACCACCGTTTTCGTTTTGAATTTTAGCAAAAGCATTAAGAGAGCCAGAAAAGCCTTCCGCTAAGAAGTTAGTTAATTCTAAGTCTGTATTTGAAAAAGGCGTAATTCTTACTTTGAATAAACCTATTGATAATGTATCAATAAACTGACCACCATCAAGATCAAACTTAGATATCGTCTCTAACGATTTACTTACACTTCCTTTATCCTCTGTATTTGTTGAACTAAGAGGGAAGGAATATCGTGAAGTAGGTACTGTGGTTAAGGCAGACGGTGTTTTAGATCCACTAGATGTAGCTGCGCGAATAGCTTTTACTGTATTGTAATTCGAGGCAGGTGATAAGCTATTATTATCAGTACTTGCTACGTAATATCCTTCGAAGTTATTATTGACTGAGAACTTAGTTTTGTTGAGTATAATTAAACCAGATTTACCTAAGGATGCTGCAGTACCTGTATAAGAGGCTGCCCTCGTCGTCTCATTCCATGTAATATTTTCATTCATGGCTGCATCATACTGGGCTTGAGTAAGTTCAACGTTATAAGGATTACCAAAAACAAAATAATCTAGATAGTCATCATCATCTGGATCACCACCAGCTGTCGTTGGGGTAGCTCCAGAAATTACTGCGGAAGCTAAAATTGTAAGTTCACTACCAGCTGCATTAGCTTTTAAAGCAGTTAACTGATTAGTACCTGTATCGCCTGTTCCAGCTGATAATTGTACAGTACCGCTACCATCGTAATAACCAACTCCAGAAACTGTTGTGTATTGTATATTATTATTACCATCTTTCGTAACAACTTCAGCTATAAAT